CCTCAAGGATATAAATTAATTGGTATTGATGCGAGCGGCCTTGAATTAAGAATGCTTGCGCACTATATGGGAGATGAAGAATTTACAAATGAAATACTCAACGGAGACATACACACATCTAACCAACACAATGCAGGACTTAAATCAAGAGATCAGGCGAAGACTTTCATATATGCCCTCATATACGGAGCAGGAGATGCAAAACTTGGGACAGTGGTTGGCGGAAACAAAAAAGATGGTAGAGAACTTAGAGAACATTTCTTCTCTAGTCTACCAGCATTTGCATCTCTTAGAAATAAGGTATCAAGAGCTTCGTCAAGAGGATACCTCAAAGGGTTAGACGGCAGGAAAATATCAATCAGATCAGAACACTCAGCCTTAAATAGTTTATTACAAAGTGCTGGTGCCATAGTAATGAAAGAAGCTTTAGATATATTTAGAATATATGTTAATGGTCACAATTTAAGTGCACACGTTGTAGCGAATGTGCATGACGAATGGCAGGTCGAAGCGAAAGATTCTTTAACTGATACTGTAGGCGCATATGGTGTCAAATCAATAATAGAGGCAGGCACAAATTTAAATCTTAACTGCCCCCTAGACGGGGAATATAAAATAGGAGATAACTGGAGTGAAACACACTAATGAACCAATGAGCAGCGACCAAGAAAGGGAGGCAAGCCCGACCAGGAAGGGAGACTTAGCAGAGTACTATGCTGTAACTTGGCTATGGGATAATGGCTACGAAGTATTTAAAAACGCAGGCGGTAGTGGCTCTGTTGATATGATTGCTGTGGATAAAAAGGGCGAGATAACTTTAATAGATGTAAAAACTGCGGTGCGAGATAAACGCCGTCCCGGTCCAGGCACCAGTCGGAATACTAGAACAGCCGAACAAGTAGCTCTTGGCGTTAAAATTTTATTGTTTATACCCGGCACCCGAAAACTTAGATTTGTGGAGCACAAAGAATAATGAAGAATTTAGATACACTAGTAGATGATATATACACTAGTCTCGAACCTCTTTCTAGAAATAAACCATTAGACATTACTGATGAAGAAATAGAAAGTACTGGAGAGAAGATAAAAGAAGCACTGCGTCAGTGGGCTAGGCCCTCGGAACGTAACGCTTCTTTTAATATAAGAATGTCAAATTTAGGTAGGCCCTCAAGACAATTATGGTTTGAAAAACAGTATGGTAAAGAAGTAACTTTAGAGCCTTCCCTTCTAATTCGCTTTTTGTATGGGCATCTTCTTGAAGAAGTTGTTCTTATGCTTGCTCGATTATCTGGACACTCAGTTACTGATGAGCAGAAAGAAGTCTCTGTTGCTGGTATAAAGGGCCATATAGATTGCAAGATTGATGGTGAAGTAGTCGATGTTAAGACAGCATCCCGTATGTCATTTAATAAATTCGAGAATGGCAGTGTTGCAGAAGATGATCCATTTGGCTATATTGCACAGCTTGCATCCTATGAGGAATCTGAGGGGACTGACAACGGAGGCTTTTTAGTTATATCAAAAGAGAGCGGAGAGCTGTGCCTTTATCAACCCGAAGACTTAGATAAACCGAATATTAAAGCAAGAATAAAGGAGTTAAAAACTGAACTCTCTCTTGATAAACCCCCTGAGCTGTGCTATACTCCTGTCAAAGAAGGCAAGAAAGGTAATTTAAAACTCCCTCGGCAGTGCTTCTATTGTGATTTTAAGTTTAAGTGCCACAAGGATTCTAATAATGGAAAGGGCCTACGAACTTTTAAGTACGCTAGAGGTCCAGTATATTTTACTAAAGTTGTAGCTGCCCCACGAGTAGAGGAAGTATTATGAATCAAAAAACCATGAAGGAGATAAATAGACACTCAAAGAAACTTTTAGTGGGCTGGCTCCAGTCTCTATTATCTGAAGAAGAGGCAGCTAAAATAAATACAGGTAATATCCTTCAGTTTATCCCTGATCAAACACATTTCTATGCCAATCAGCGCCTAAGTCTAAGTGCTTATTCTCCTAAGTGGATAAAGAAATATATTAAACTTATTAAAAGGAAGAATAAAAATATAAATATTTCTGATATTTCATTACAAGATATTATGAGTGCTGCTGATGCCTACTAAGAAAGGATATAGAAAGAAGCGAGTAAAACGGCCTATTGAGAAAGACCTTATTAAAGGATATGATTCAAATTGGGAATACATTTTACACAGCGGCTTACTCAAAGAGTGGCAGCATCATGGAGATACTGTAGATTATATCGTTGAGCATAAATATCACCCTGACTTTATTAAGGAGATTGATGGTAAAACAATTTTACTGGAATCCAAAGGGAGGTTTTGGGACTATCAAGAATATAATAAATATGTCTGGATAAAAAAGATATTACCCGAAAGCATGGAGCTAGTCTTTTTATTCGCTAACCCCAATGCAGCGATGCCACAAGCAAAGCGTCGCAAAGACGGGACCAAAAGATCTCATGGGGAGTGGGCCTGGGGCAATAAATTTAGATGGTTCTCTGAGGAGAGCCTACCGAGTAGTTGGATAGATGAGACTTATCGCAAAAGTGAAGAACACTTAAGGAGAAAATATGATTAGTATTAATGATACAACCCCAGAGGAATGGGATGATGCTGCCAGAAAATTTAATAAGCTTCAAACTGATGGCCTGGAAGAATATAATAATGTGAACCATCCACCCCACTACAATCAGGGGCAGACTGAATGTATAGATGCCATTGAAGCTATGTTATCTATTGAAGAATACATAGGTTATCTTCGAGGCAACTCAATGAAATATCGATGGCGCTTTCGATATAAGAATGGACTTGAAGATCTTAATAAGGCGCAATGGTACGAGAAAAGACTTACGCAGTTTATGGAGAAACACAATGTCTTGGGATCGAAAAGCTGATAGGAGGGACCAGTACATGAAGCGGAAAAAATCCAAAAGTAATTCTAAAAGTAAGCGGCACCATAAGCGCCAAAAAGAAGAATTGAAATATGAAGGAGACTTAAAAGAAGATGATTAAGGAGGGCATTCAGGAATACTTAGGTATAAGAATAGATTATTCTGACGATAAAAAGCTCAGTAAATTTAGTTTAGAAACTTTAAAAGATAGATATTTTTGGGGGAATGAGACACATGCTCAAGAAGCTTTCGCGAGGGCTAGTGCTTTTGGTGCTACTTATAAAGGAATTACTGATTACGATCTTGCACAGCGACTTTACGATTACGCAAATAATAACTGGTTCATGTTTAGCACTCCTATACTTAGTAACGGGGGAACCACTCGTGGCCTACCTATTAGCTGCTTCCTTAATTTTGTTCCTGATTCCAGGCGTGGGCTATCTGATCACTATGATGAGAACATTTGGTTGGCAAGCGCAGGTGGTGGCATCGGTGGATATTGGGGTGCTGTGCGGAGTAATGGTGTGGCTACTTCTAATTATAGCCGTTCTACTGGATCTATCCCATTCATGCATGTCGTAGACTCTCAGATGCTCGCCTTCAATCAAGGGGTCACTCGTAGAGGAAGCTATGCAGCATATATGGATATATCTCATCCAGAGATTGAAGAGTTTATAGGGATGCGGAAGTCAACAGGAGGAGATCTAAATCGTAAATGTTTAAACCTTCACAATGCTGTTAATATAACTAATGAATTTTTGGAGGCCGTGCAGGAAAATGGGGATTGGAGACTGATAGATCCTAAAACTAATGAGGCTTCAAAGACAGTCAGTGCAAGGGAACTTTGGTGGCACCTAATACATACTCGTGCAGAAACTGGTGAACCTTATATTATCAATATTGATAAGTGTAATGAGGCAATGCCAGAGGAGCAGAAAAGATTAGGGTTACGAATTAATCAAAGCAATCTTTGTTCAGAGATTACTTTGCCTACAAGCGAAGAAAGAACAGCGGTCTGCTGCCTCTCTAGTGTAAATTTAGAATACTTTGATGCTTGGTCTAAGGATGATCTTTTCATTAAAGATTTAATAACTATGCTTGATAATGTCTTAGAACATTTCATTGAGGATATTGTTGATACAGATAATTTAAAGGAGTACAGTGCGAATTTTAAAAGGTTTAAAAGTTATGTCAAAGAAGATAAAGAGGGCCTTCTCAAAGCCGCTTATTCAGCGTATAGAGAACGCTCAATTGGTCTTGGAGCAATGGGGTATCATAGCTACTTACAGAGTCATGGTATATGTTTTGAAGGAGTACTCGCCGCAAGCTTTAATCACAGAGCTTTCTCAACGATCAGCAACAAGGCAAGGGAAGCTACTTTGGCATTGGGCGAGAATAGGGGTGAGGCCCCCGATATGGCTGGGAGTTCTAGGCGTAACGCTAATCTACTGGCTGTTGCTCCTAATGCTTCTTCTTCCATTATATGTGGTGGAACGAGTCCTTCTATTGAGCCAACGAGGGCTAACGTATTCACGCACAAAACATTAAGCGGATCTTATAAGGTGAAGAATAAATTCTTAGAGAAGCTATTGAAATCTAAGAAAATGAATACAAAAGAAGTCTGGCAGGACATTGCAGCACACGAGGGATCGGTGCAACACTTAGAATATTTAACAGAAGAAGAGAAGGAGTTGTTTAAGACAGCCCCAGAAATAAATCAAATATGGATAATAGAACATGCATATAATAGACAGCAGTATATATGTCAAAGTCAGAGCGTGAATCTTTTCTTTGTTCCTCCAAAAGCAGCAGAGTCTCAGGATGTACACAATGAGTATCTCCAATATGTACACGATGTTCATTGGGCAGGCGCTAATAAATTAAAATCTATGTATTATTTACGCTCGGCAGCAGCAAGAGGGGTAGAAAATGTTAACATACGGATACCAAGAATTAATCTGGAGGATATGGAGTGTTTGAGTTGTGAAGGGTAATTTTAAAAGACTAAGAGAACTTGTGAGGGGCCATAAACTTGAACAGGAGGACGAAAGAATTGAATTAAAAATGTACAAAGTTCGTTGGATATGGTATCATACTATATTAGCAGCAGAACTATTTGCAGTATTTTTAGTTCTATTAGGAATTTATATAAAGTTATAACAGGCGGCTACAATGAAAACTAATATTCGCAAATGGGGAAACTCTGCAGGAACCATTATCCCAGTGCCTATGCTTGATGCAGCCGGGATTGCACTGGGAGACAAAGTCAATATTGAGGCTAGGGCAGGGACGTTGGTAATAACATTGGTCGATGAGCCAATGACATTAGAGGATCTTTTAGCTGACAGTCCAAAAAAGAGCTTTAGTAGGATACTCGAAGAAGATCAGGATTAGATAGATGCCAAGCCAAGTGGTTTTTCTATCTAACATCATGTTTCATATTCCGCTATGTCAGCGGATATTTCAACATGATTCTTTAGTGTTTCATATAATTGACATTATTATATTTATGTATATTGTATGAAGCATTTGGAAAAGCAGGCCGAAGATATGGAGAAAGACAATGCCGAAGAATCTTAGAAAAGCAATAAATGAAATGTGTACAGATTGTACATACGATGAATTAGATAAAGGAACTTGGGGGCAGCAGGTTGCCGCATGTACTATTAAGATATGCCCCTTGCATTCGGTCAGACCTGTTGGTTCTAAAAATAAAACAACTTATTTAACTTTGGAATTATTAGACCATTGGAACATGAAAGTAGAAGACTTGGATGATAGGGCCAGGAGTATCTTGAAAGAGGACGTTGAAGGCTGAGAAGGGAACAAATCTGTCCCTTCTTGAAGAAAAAATTATAAAGAGGTACTCTGGGTAGGGGGTACAAATTAAAGGCACAAATTATGAGCTTATTGAGCACTAGAAGTTATTACAAACCATTTGATCACCCTTGGATGTTCGATTATTATCTTGAACAAAACAAGATGCACTGGCTCCCTGAAGAGGTTCCACTGCACAATGATGTTAAGGATTGGTCAGAAGATCTAACAGAGGCCGAGAGAAATTTACTGACACAAATATTCAGACTCTTTACACAATCAGATGTAGATGTTGGTGCAGGCTATATAGATAAATACATGCGTATATTTAAGAAACCTGAAGCACGTATGATGATGGGTTCATTTGCGAACATGGAGAGTATTCATCAACATGCTTATAGTCTGCTACTAGATACGGTAGGTATGCCAGAATCTGAATATAAATCCTTTTCAGAATACGAAGAGATGCTAAAGAAACATGAATATATAAATAATTTTAAAGTTACTATTTCTAATAAGCAGTCTATTGCTAAAGCTTTAGCAGTCTACTCGGCCTTTACAGAGGGCCTACAGCTATTTAGTAGCTTTGTTATTCTTTTAAACTTCCCAAGATTCGGGCGTATGAAGGGCATGGGGCAGATTATTACTTACAGTATACGAGATGAGTCCCTGCACGTTGAAGCGATGACACAGCTCTTTAGAGAATTTATGCACGAGAATATAGACTTGTGGGATGACAGCCTTAAAAAAGAAATTTATCAAACTTGTCGGGAGATGGTACACCTAGAAGATAAATTCCTTGATCTTGTCTTTGAGATGGGAGACATTCAAGGACTAACAAAAAAAGAAATGTATGAGTATATAAGATACATAGCCGATAGACGTTTACTCCAGCTCGGCTTAAAGCCAAACTATGGCGTAAAACACAACCCCCTTTCTTGGTTAGATGATGTATTAGGAGTTGAACATCAAAACTTTTTTGAAGGTCGATCAACCGCTTACATGAAGGCCGGATTGAGAGGGAATCAAGAAGGAATAAAATTTGCGGAGATAGCATGAAAGAAGGAAATATATTATCGTTTAGAATACTGATAGATAAAAGTGGTAATCTCGTTACAGAACTTAGTGGCTTACCAGAGAGGGAGGCACACAAAGTTTTCAAGGGTGATGATTTAATTTTAATAAGGAAGGTAATCAGAGAGGGATTACTTAAACTAGATAAGGTGCACCTCTATTTAGAAAACGAACTAGACGCACTAAGATGATTACTAAGAAAGACAAATATATAATTATGAAAATAATACTAGTGACACTAGGCACATTTTTATTACTTTATAGCGTAGAGACTATATAATGGCTAAGAGAAGATATAACTACATAATTTAATTCTTCTTCTTCTTCTTATTCATTACACCTATAACGGACCTGACCCCAAAAGATGCTGCTACAATAACAGATAAAGTATATTGATAAAAATCAGGCATCGTTTCAAGAACTACAAAGCCATCCCTGACATACGGAACCATAGAGGGGATGAAGCACATAACCAGTGGTACACTAAAGAGCAGTGTTAACCACTCATCCTTCCAACTTTGACCGCTATTACGCGCCATTGCAGCTTCCCAATCAGCAGCACTCTCAGCTTGCTTAATAATAACTGTAGCCTCCGCTTTAGCCTTAGCTTTAGTCTTAGCTACTCTCCCCTCTAGCCATGTCCCTGCCAGCCTTGTGACAGCATCAATTATTGGGATCATCATCAAGCCCCCTCAATAATTCTATATGCCCCTCTATGAGCATTTCCTGCTGCTCCTCAAACATACGCCTAAAATTATCTAATGTTATAAAGGGGACACCGTGTGCGCCTTGGTGCTTTGCATAAATCCGATAAACCCTATTAAGCTGTAGTTCAGTATATAGAACCATTAGATACGCCCTACCACTGGGCCTCTCGATTGTCTGGATCAACCTCTTGTGAGTGCCAAGCCCTCTGCGTCAATGCTTTAAAAAGACCAGAAAACCTATCTGTCGCCCTAAAGTAGGCTTCCATTATTTTCTTACTTTTCATGTGTTTTACTTTACTCCTTAATAGAGACATTCCAAAGTAGTGCTTCAACAGCGGGAGATCATACAAAATAAGACTGCGACCACATAAGCAATCACTGCTATTGAGATACCTAGAAGCACTAGAAAGGACGTCCAGGTGTAATCACTCTCTTTCTTTATTTTCGTAATGAAACTTAATAACCACTTCATCGTTCTCACGATCCCCCTTAAGCAGCCGTCAAGCACAGCATAACCCACCAAAAAAAGAAGCGGGAGGAAGCTACACTGTACGAATCTTTTCATTTTTAATTAAGTCAATAATCATGCGAGTCATCTCCAATTCTTTTTCGACGATCTCAGACTTTAGTTTCAACTTCACTAATTCATTATTATAGTATTCTAACTCTTCTTCCTTGCGCTGCTTCTGGTCTAGTAATTCTGTAATTAATATTATGTGTCCTTTCTCTGCCATGACTTCCTTATTACTATATCTATTACTTCTGTTCCGACTCTTCTCTGCGTAGATTCTTTAGGTATTCGTCAGGTAGACGAGCTAGGTATTCTTTAGCCTTCTCTTTTTTAGCGCTTTCAAAGGCTTCAACAGTAGCATACTTTCCGCTTTGTATGGATTTATTATAATTCTCTACCCAATACATTGCTCTTCCCTCTACATCCTCTGGAATACTCTCCGCCACCTTGCGTAAAGAAAGCCTGCCGAATATTATATTGAGCGTATCATCATGCAAATCCTCATACTTAATATCCTTCACAGCTTTGTCAGCAAATTGACTAACTGTATCTCTAAATTGAAGAAGGCTAGAAGGAATGTCTTTACCGCCAATCAACCTTCTCTTTATCTCATCAAATTCTATTTCATCAATCTGCATAACACCGAGACCGCCTCGCTTTTCATCTGTTTCTTTGATTGTGTAAGTTCTTTCGTCCTCACCTGCTCTAGACTCGACTTGCATAATTTCGTGCATCATTTTCTTAGATGCCTCATCATCATTAAAAATTGTCTCAGATAAATTATCTATAATAACACTTAAGCCCTTTGGAGATGCTTTAGTTCCTTCCCGAGACCTTCTTTCAGGCTCAATACTATCACTAATAGCTATAGAAGCTTCTGTAGCCTCTTCAGGTGTATCAAAGGTTATATAATCTCCCTTCTCTATAGCTGTTCTCCTGGCCTCTTCGGCAGACAATCTCTTTAGTTCCCCATCAATTTTTCGTATGGTAGGGTAAAGTATTTCTTTTCCGTCAAGCTCACTAGATGCCGTCAATAAAGTATGTCTGCCTTCTTCATCTTCTAAATAGCTCTCTTGAGGATCAGTGGCTCGGTTGTACCAATCAGTCCCCCAAGCATTTTCTAAACCTCCTTCTGCGCGTGGGCTATCCCCGGTTGGTTTCTTATAATGCTTTTCGTATGTTTCAGATGCCTTCCATTTGCTTACTTCCTCTGGATCAGCACCTTCTTTACGAACAGAACCTGTGTCATAGTTAGTCAAATAGGATAAATCATTCTCGGTCTCTCCTACTATTAATTTACCTCCCTCTGCTCTGCGTCTACGGAGGGCGCTGTAGACTTTACCGCCCTCAACATAACCTTCATATTCTAGATCAATCTTTGCTTTCTTTGCTAATACTAATGGGCCAATTTGTATAACTTCTTCAGCGTCTTTGACCGCTGCGCCTATATTGTCACCACTACGGGTATAAAAGGCACCCTGTCGTCTTGGATCAAAACCTACTTGAACCCAATCAGGATCATCAAGGACTTCCTCTGCTAGTTTGCGAATATTTTTAGCATCTAAATCTTTAATCCATCCAGAAACCGTTGCGTACCCTCCTTTGGGGTCTACCGCCGTACCAATCCTTTCACCCTTTTTCTGAGATGCCGCGAATTTTACTAACTTATCACCCTTCCCTACATAGTGAATAGCCTTGGCGTAGTGTGTCCCTTTAATGATTCCTTGTGATGTTCCTGCTACAATCCATGCATCAAACGACTCGTATGCAGGAATATCTAACCTTCCATTAAACTTATCTCCTATAGAAAGAATAGATTCAGACACATTAAACCTTTGTGCTTCTGAACTGTCAATTACAAAGTTGCCATCCTTTCTCTGAGCAGAATTGAGAGAGTAAACCATAGTTTTAGTTGAAGGTTCTTCTGGTAGAAATTCCCATGTCCTAATAGGTTTGTGCTCCTCTATGTTTCGCAGATGTTGTGGTCGGTCTATCTCTCCAGCAATAAGTTTTTGTGCAGACTCTTCTAACTTAGGAGTTCTTATAACAGGGTCTATTTCTCTGTTTTCTTTGACGTATGTTTTACGTGCCTTTTGCCACGCACCAACGTCGTCTATATCTTCAAACTCAGACAACACTTTGTCGTAGTCAGTCTTAGTAGGAGGGGCCTCCTCAATAGCCTCATCAGCCTTTGCAACTGGGGCTTCCTCTATAAACTCATCAGCCCTCTCAATAGGCTCATCAAGCTTCTGTGCTGTGGATGTAGGTTTAAGCTCCTCTACTTCTTTTGTAGCCCTTTTAAGTATTTCATCTGCTTCCTTAGCTACTTTAGATGTAGGAACCACATCATCCCAAAAGCGTCTAGTGACTGCTGAAGCAATACCGCCCCAGCCAAACCCTAAGCGTCTTAGAGGGTTATCTGCAAGACCTCCTCCAACGAAGCCTAATCGCCGCAGGGGGTCTTCTGCATCTATGAAGGCTCCACCAGCCTGTTCGTTATATGGTCGCCCCGTCATCTTGTCGATGCGCTCATCAGGCTCTTTAGGTGCTTGCGGGACATCTTCTACTACACCACCAATAGCACGCCCTAAACGCCAATCATCTTCATCTTTACGATACGGCTTATCTTCTAATTTAATGTCATAACCAGCGGCATCTCCGAGCCGTCCTGACCACCCTACAAAATCCTTTAGAACAGGAAAAGCCCTCAAGGCGTGTGAACCTGCACCCTTAATGTCACCCTGCGAGAGATTACGACCTATGCCATAACCTCTCTCTACTCCTTCACCTATAAAGCTAACAGCAGGCACAGCACTTTCGACTACTCCACTACCATAACTTATACCCTGTATCATTCTTACTGCTTTATCTATATGCCAAGGCACCCAGTTGCCAGAAAGCTCCAAAGATTTTTTCAATCCCTTAACTGATATAAAATCAGTCATCTTACCTTTATCATCATCATAGGTTGGCTTTGCCCACTCTCGCATTTGACTTACGCCACCATATATAGTAGTTAAACCAAGCATACGAAGGGCCAAGGCAGCATCACCATTGTCGATTCGCTCCGCCAATGCGTTTGTCTGTGAACTTTTAGCCTGCGCCCACGAAGCAAACTGACCGAGCGACTTTATGAATGGGTTGTTTGATTGAGCAAACAAGAGGCGGTTTCCGACTGATGGGATAATGGCGTCTCTGTTGGCAGATCTTAGTCCAGCCTTGTCCAATATGTTTCGTGCATCGCCTGCATCGAAGGCTTCTTGAACCGTTTTATATTTCTTTATAACATCAAGATCTTCTACATACAAACCAAGCTGATCTAGTTCTGATCGATTGGCCTTTGTTAGCTTCCCCTTCTTTGTAGCTAACTTAAAGGCTCTATTGACGCCTGTATCAAAGGCGAAGTCTCTGGCAGTATTGGTGAGGTGCTGTAGGCCCACAGCCTTAAAGAACTTCCTATTATAATTAGCTATTCGACGGTGATCCATATTAAGAGGATCGCCGCCTTTAATCGTCATAGCAGTAATCTCTTTCTCGAAACCATCGTTGTAGCGAAAGTTCGCCTGCTTTGAGAAACTAATTTTATTTGGGTCCGCCTTCTGTAGTAAGGCTCTTGACGTTGCTCCAAACCCACTATTTTGAAATGGTTGAATAAGATCGCCCAAGCTTGTAATAGAAACGCGAGTCAAGAACGACATATTAGCTAAAGCAGTAAACCCTGCAACAGCCCTTGATGCCCTTTCATCAACCCCGTGGTCTTTCTGATATAGGCCCCAAAAGCCGTCTACTGCATTAACAATTTGCCTTCTATATTGTTGTTCAAACCTTTCTAAGTTGGCCCCGTGGAAAGCCTTTTTCACATCTTTTAGGGCCTCTATAATTAACTCGCCCTCTGCACCAAACTTCCGAGCAAAATCCATAATCTTAATAGACTTTTCTCCGTAAGTCTCTACAACTTCTCGTGCATTCATATTTAAGAAACCAGCCTTCGCCATTATAGCTGATGCCTCCTTATCAACAAGCTGACGTTCCCACTCAAAGTGTTGAGCAAGTGGTCTAAAGGTTCCATCACTATCAAACATACTCTTATAAAAAGTCGCCTTTTCTTGCTTGCCTTTCTTTGCTGTTATACCCCGAAGAGAGTCCGAGAATCTTTTGGCAGTTAGGCTTGATCTGCTTTTTAAAAACGCTATCTCCTCCTTTAAGGACTTAATGTCAGAAAGAACACTCTTTTCTTTTGTTACCTTTCCCTTTTCTAACTTCACCAGGGTAGACTCAAGCTGGCCTATTCTTCTGCTAAGGCTTTCCTTTTCTAACTTTACAGCCTCTGTTAGTCTCGGAGTGTCCGCCGGGGCAGTTAGACCTTGGCGGTTGCTTTTTAAAGATGCTATCTCCGTCTTTAAAGCCTTAATGTCAGGGTCAACCTTCGTGCCAAGCTTCGTGTCAAGCTTCGTGCCAACCTTCATTGGAGCTTGAAGCTCACCAAGGGTAGACTCAAGCTGGCCTACTCTTATACTGAAGTTTTCCTTTTGCTTCTTTATAGCCTCTGTTAGTACCTCTAAAAAGCCTTCTTCATTCTTTGCAATAGCCTCGAAGTCCCATAACTGAGCCATGCCATAATCATCTAGCTCCTTAAAAACAATGCCTGAATCATCCATACCCCCTTTAATAATATTTTGGTGCTTCCGCACCAGGGGGATAAGACGCCTAACTTCCTGAACCTGTTCGCTTGTAAGCCCTTCAGCGGAACCATCAAGCCCTTTGTAGCCTACTTTAATATCCTGTGCCTTGACAAAGCCACGAAGCCGTGCTCCTACAACCTTTTCAACTTGTATGTCATTGAAAGAGTCTCCGAAGATAGCTCGTATTTGATTAACATACTCTCTTGTATGTCTAGAGATTTGATCTTCTAAGCCCTGATGAGGGCCTCCTACTGTGCCGAACATCATCTTACCAATAGCCTTTGCCCAACCGCCCATAGCATCCATTCGCATGGCCGTTCCTCCAGCCGTAGCAATTTTAGCCTCCCTATGAAGAAACTTACTTGCTACGTCATTAACTACCTCCATAGCACCTTCCTTGTCGAAGTCGGTAAGCTTACTTCTTTTGAGCAGTGTCGCCCAATTACCAAGGCCAGCACCGGCTACCATCATGCCAATAGTTAAGGCATCATCATCTTCGTCACCAAGTATCCCGCTTACTGCATAACCGCCCACCGCACCCATAATAGGTCGAGTAGGCTCAAACACTAGAGTCTTTAAAATACCCCTTGTTAATTCTCCTCGCTCAGATAAATCTTCGGCTACCTTTAAGCTGTTTTCTTTAATAAGCCTGTCCATCCGTAGTGTCTCTAGAAGAACTTTCTCTCGTTCTGAACGTCTTCCAAGCTCCTGCTCGTTTATGCTTTTCTGTATTTCAGCCTTCTCTGCTTTAGTCGTCGCCTTCTTTTTTTGCTTTCGTAACTTCTTGATTACAGCCCCCATCTCCCTACTTTTTTTCCACCTAGAAGTAAAGGAGGGCATGGCCTGTACCTCTTCCTGTACAGAAGCTGATACAACCCTTTTGGCGGCGGCCTCAACATTCACAGCTTGTTCAGGTGTGATAGGTATGCCATCTTTAGGATCTATATCTATTTTGGTGGGCTTAACATCCTTTACGGCGCTAAGAACTTCTTCTCGTGCTTCTGCGCTTATTTTCCCTGCCAGTTTAGCAGAGATAGCGCCTGCTGCGCCTCCGAATACTGTGGCGAATCCGACGCTAATGGGGTTGATTTCTCCGTAGATCATCTTCTCTCGCAAGGCGGCATCACCTGCTGCAACGCCACCCGCTGTGGCAATAGAAGCAATCTTACCGGCCTTAGCTACTTTAGTCCAAGGCACAAGCCATGTAACAGGATCAAAAACAGCGACCCCTATTCTGCCTGCTAGTATAGTGGCATCTTCTTCGGTTTCTTGCAAACCTTCGAACTCTGGGTAACGACGGAAAATGTCTTTCTGCCGCCGATCTTCAATATTGGATAAGGCTTCACTAAAGGATTCATCTTCGACAGAGCTGTCCATAAGAGCCTTTCCATAGCGCATAAGATTGCCACCTATGGTAGTCTCTTGTTCAATACCATAGGCTAGCTTACGTTCAGTATCTATTTCTTCTAAATCTACAGCTTCTTCTTCGTCGTCGATAGTTCCATTAGCTGCGTTGTAGTCCGCTACCGAAACAGTAGTAAGACGATTTAAATATTTAGAAAGGTCGCCAAAACCTTCGGTCACGGGTGAAGGAGGGGGTATTTTTATTTTACCTTTTTCTTCGTCTTCTTCCATGCTATGCTAATCCCCTTCCTTAGCTTCTAAATACTTTTTAGTAACAAAAGCATTCATGTCCCAATCTAAGTCCATAATTTGGGGAAGATCCTGTAGATTATCCCTAAAATATTGTGCATAGGTGTTGATACTCTCTAAACCAGTATCATAAGGTGAGAATAGACTAAGGGCGAAATCTCTAATATTAAGATATTCTTCTGACGGTTCAATACTTTGTTTAAACACATCTAATTCTCTATCATCCATTCTACCCCCCGCCCGTGCTTTCTTCCACCATCTACCCGCCCAACTGCCAAAATCATCTTCGTCTTCAAATTTCTTAAATTTCTGGTGCCTCGATGGCATCCCGGAATTTATTATAAGCAGCTCATCGTAAACTTTGGTGCTTAAAGACTTTCTGGCGTCCGAACTCGGATATTTTTCAAGGGCCTCTTTTGGTGTAAGATCAGGGTCAAATAATTGAGCCGCCGCTACTGCACCTTCTTCCATTGCAACGTAGACCTCTTCTTTTTTCTGCTCCTTTTCATAATTCTCAAGATATTGCTTCGCGACCACAGGAAGTTGAAAGCCCTTATAATTTTGTTCCTTAGCATCTTTCTTCATCTGTTCAAGATGTGCTATAACTTCTTCCTGCGACATGCTTACTTGCATTTCCTTAAACTCCTTATTAAAGTCTGTGAGAGCATCACCCTTTAATTCTTCCATCGTCCCTGCACGCCCCTCCCACTCAGAATTATTAAGCTGCTGCTGGCTTTCCAATCTTTGAGAAGCTTCACTTCCCGGCTGATATAAATTTCCGTAAACCACCATCTGCTTACCTCCCTTCAAACCAAGCCATTCCCGCTCGCCTGTCTGATAAACCAAACCTTTAGATCTTTCTGCTATCGCATTAGCTATCAAAACATCTGTTGTTATAGGATTATCAGATGCATCTTTAGGATTCTTAGCTCTTGCCTGTACAACATCTTCAGCTATCATCCTATAAAAAATATCAGAATCTTCAGATATTTGATAATCGGGAGAAGATAAAGTTGCTACCATGTCTAACCCTTTTGCTACAGCTTCTTTATCTACAACACCATTAACATCTGTATAGGCTGCCTGCATAGCACTAGCCATTGCTGGCGAAATGTTATTTTTAGCTATTTTAGTTAGGTTACCCTGTACACCTTCTCTAAGTGCTGTATCACCACCAAAGTACTTAATCGCTTTTTCGGTATAACCCGTAGCATGTGCGCCTATTAAAGCCTTATGACCTGCATTAAGCGCATCATAAAACAATCTTGGGTTATTCTCGTAAAGCAGTGCATATTGAACGTCCGGCGGCTCTCCTTTATAAATCTCATCGTTAGCAAAAAGTTCTGAAACCTGATCCCTTCTGTTATGATTTATTTCTGTAGTAGTTTTTGCCCTTGCTATGGGAGGAATAATCAGTTTCTTTACTGTGTTCCCATCCTTATCTTGCCCCACCATCCAGTGACCGCCCTCGGCGCTTCCAACCATTGTAGCACCCATAGGAACCTTTTCTCCTATAACTAGCTTTTCTTCACCTGTCTCTGTATCTATACTATATCTCCATATATGCCCCCCTTTAATTATTGGTGCCTTGTTAGAGAATTTCCTATATGACACATTAGCGTGGTCTTGAACAAGCTTTGCAGCATAGGCAGCATTTCCAGTTCTCTGAACTGTATGATCATATAAATGTTTATAATCTGTATCAAAGTTATCTATCTCTGCTCTAAGCGCCTCCGCCCTATCTGCTCGACCCTCTTGTTTTGTCTGGCCGTCAAACATATTTGTAACACCACGAACAGCCCAATCTTCTATACTTGTGGGCCTCCCATATCGCTTTTGAACACTTGCTTTATAGGTCTTAAAGTCTTGCAGTTTAAACGATTCCTCATACTTAGCATCAAAATCAGCGCCCCATGTCTGAGCCTCCTGCCGCATACCTGCCAGTGCTTCTGGCGGAATAACCCCGTCCCAATTCGGCCCTTTAGTTGCCGAGTACTGCTCTCTCACCACCGCCTCAAGTTGATCGTACCGCCAAGCAGAAGCATTATTATAGCCTTCGTCACGCATGCTACCGTGTAATTTCTGATGCTCCTCACCCTCCGCATAGGCCAACTTATATTTAGCCCTGCTTGCCATATCAAACTCTTTATCCATAAAGGTTTCAGCCTTTCGAGCAAGAACCTTGTTGCCTATATTAACAGCAATACCGCCAGCGGTACTAAGAAGTTGTTCGCGTCTAGCTCTCTTCTCCTGCTCACGCTCTCTTCGCCTACTGTCTGCGTGCTGTTCATCTTTTCGCGCAAGCAACGACATACCTAGCTCTTCAATAGACATATTCTTTCTATTCCTTTAAACGGGAGGAGCCATTAGGCTCTGTGGTTGTTTCTTCTTTGGTTCTTCTTCGGGTGGTGCCGAAGGCTCTAATAAGCTTTTAGGGGCAGGGGCCTCATCTAATCTCGCCAGTACCTGTGCGGGTATAGCCGCTTCAGGGATCTCTTTAGTCTGCCGAGCCTTCCGCAGCTCTTTCATTTTCTTTTCGTCGTACTTAATACCCAAAAGCTCTTCGTTTTCTGCAGCGTCTTCTTCTTCGCCTCTATAGATTACAAAGTCTATATCGGCCCTCTCAGCCAAAGCCATCAGCATGTAAGCTAGCGGCTCTGCTAAGATCATAAGGAGATCAGGGTTCCATTTACCCTCTGAAAAGCCTTTGAATAATAGGCCCTTCGTTATGTCCATTAGAGGGTAGCCCTCGGCAATGGCACCCATTAAAGGGATATAGGTTTCTTCTTCTATAAGCGTTTCAAATATATACTCACAAGCCTCCCCTACATTAGTATACTCTGGAGCCTTTTCAAATGGGAATGGCTGATCAGGGTCATTTGTTAAAGAAGATCCTGGCATAGGTCTGTCCATATTTGATAGATGATCTACATAGTCTTGATTAAGTTCTTGATTCATCATGTGTTATGCCAACCCTAGTGCTTGGTTGGCGGCCATTAAAGCCCTGTACTGTCCATCAACGTGTGCATAAAGACCCCACGAGCCTTGATTTTGTAATCCCTGCCTCTGTTCCAGCAAAGTCGGTATCATCACAGTATTGTGTGCCATGACGTCATTGACGCTAACTTGTTCCAGTAACATAGGAGTGCCTCCTATGGTTTGGGCTGGCGGCGGCTCTTCTTGGTATACGAGGGGTAAAAGATCATTATTAATATTCGTAACCGCTGAGATTAAGCCAGGGCTGTCGTCCCCAGTAAGCGCATACCTCTCCTTTGTGACATCCCAAGCCCCTTGAGCTATCATCTGTCCCGTACCTGGGGGCTCGACAACAGCCGGCGCCGTTACGCTGTTAGCGACTCGATTCTTTGCTTCTCTTTGAATGTCGGCTCTGATATCTTCAGGCGACATCAGGCTATCGATCCGCTTGGGCGGAGTCAGAGCATCCTCAGGTAGCCTCCCATCAAGCCCCCTGTACATACCCTTGTAGGGGTTTTCTGGCACAACAGGCGGGGGAGTCGGAGCAGTCGGAGCAGTCGGAGCAGTCGGAGCAGTCGGAGTAATCGGGGCAGTCAAAAGTGAGGTTCCTTCTGGTACTACAATGTCTCCCCAATTCTCAAGTTTAATACCCTCAGTTAGACCAACATTTGCTCTAGCTAGCTCCTCTATAGGCATTCCAGTAGTTTTAGATATATCTGCTAAGGTTCTGCCTTGCCCCATTATAGGCTTACCTCTTAATGCGGTTATAGGCTCAAAGGCATTAGAAAGATTTTGTCCGAACCTTCCAAAAACACCTTCCTCTCCTAAACCTAGAGATGTTGGTGCTCCTACAATATTTACTCCTGCTTTATTTAAGCCCCAACTAGCAAAATCAGATATGCCCTTAGTAATGCTACTAAAAACACCTCCTGCTGTCCGCACAAATATTTCGGCACCCTTCACAATCGAGCCAGCAGCCCGTAAGATAGCATGAGTGCTTCCTAAAAGGCCCGTGCCTGCCGTTGCTGCCGCCGTGCCTGCTGCCGTTGCTGCTGCCGTTGCTGCTGCTGTGCCTGCTGCTGCTGTGCCTGCTGCT